CTCAAGCGAAAAGGTGAAACCGTTCCCCATACTGGAGAACTTCTCCCACCTAAAGCGTTTATCATCAATCGTACCACAATGGGACCGACACGCATCCATCACCGTAAACCAACGCTCAGGGATTAACTCCCGAACGAGGCCATAAGAAATGGAGTCACTAGCCGAGGACATATCAACGGTAGCCACCTCTCGAGTCATAGACCCGATGTGCGCCAACCGCTGGTTCCGCCCCTGGTTGTGTAAGTCGATACCCACGCGAAGAAGGCGACGATTTATCATTTCGCCAATCGATTTTTGAAACCAGAGATTTACTCCTGGCTCGATGGCGATAACTCGATTTGTCGTTGCATCTTTCGCGACAGTGATAACCTTATTCCCTTCCTGAAAACAAGGGTAACCAATAGTTTTCAGATGACTTAGCCAGAGAGGGTATGAAGCCCCAAAGACTTCGTCAGGCAACAAGGAGTATAGTCTTCGTGTTATTCCAGCTTCGTGCTGGAACTTAAAAGAAGAACTGGCGTCTCTTCGCTTAATAAGCGTTGAGGCACCAGGACCCCAGTCTGGCTCAGAGAAGAACTCTTCAATACTAAAGTCGCCAAGGATTTTCGCAATTTTTAATGCCGATGCGTGAAGCACCGACACCGCAACTCCTTTATAAAGGGGGCTGCATGCTAGATTCATAAAGCGACTATTCGTCTCTTTGCAAAGAAGCTCAAATTTCATGAACTTCTCTAATGCCACCTTGTCTAGGTCGCGATCTATTTCTAGACCTTTGAATTTCGACAAGAATTTTGTGGCTGCATAGGCTCTTCTTAACTCGTCCACATTGCTGTAGTTGAGTGGATCGAACTCGAGGTCAGCAATTTGACCATGCTCACGATTAGTGAACAGAATCCAAACTGTAAGGCTCCGAGCGCAATCGAGAGATTGAAGGTACTTCTCTATAACACGGGCGTTAACGCCCGGACAAACACGATAAGATCTAAATCCCTTGAGGAATTTAGTGTCATACTTCTTAAAAGACATGACTTCTCCTGGAGTTTAGTGAAAATCGACTGCCGTTACAACTACTGCTAGTACGGCGGGTCGAAGTTCTCGACCGCCGCCCTGAGAGGGGAGCCCGTTGAATCAGTT